CATCTACTTCCGCAGCTACCGCAACTCGTTTGCCGTTCCGGCCGCCCTGCTCTTTGCGCCCTACGCGTCGGCGGCGCGTGCCGGTTGGCTGCGCGGCGCGCCGCTCGGTCTGACCCTGACGCAGCTAAAGGCGCTGTCCGGTACGCTGACGGTCACTTTTGGCGGAACGGCCCTCACCTCTGGCACGATCAATCTGGCCGCAGCCACAAGCTTTTCGAACGCGGCTGCGCTCATTCAGGCGGGCTTTACGACGCCCCCGTTCGCCGTGACCTACGATAGCGTGGCCGACGCGTTCCTGTTCACGTCGACCGCCACGGGGGCCGCCGCTACGATCGTTCCGGCTACCGGGACGCTGGCGACCCCGCTCAAGCTGACCGCAGCCACCGGAGCCGTTACGTCGCAGGGCGCAATCGCAAGCACGGCCGGCAGCGCCATGGACGCGGTGTACGATAACACGCAGAATTTTGCGTCCTTCTCGACCCTGTTCAAGCCGAGCGACGCCCAGTTCTTGGAATTTGCGCGCTGGAACAATGGCAAGGAAAACCGCTTCCTCTACGTCGGCTGGACCGACAACGCGGCGGCGATCACCAACAACGACACTTCCAGCCCGGGCTATCTGGTGCGCGCCGAAGAACTGTCCGGCACGAGCCCGATCTGGTCGCCTATGGCGGACAAAGCTACGGCCCGGATGAGTTACGTTGCGTCGCTCGATTTCAACCGCACGAATGGGCGCACTGTAGCGGCCTTCCGCACGTTCTCGGGTCTCTTACCGGATGTGACGAGCCAAAGTATTGCGGCCAATCTGCTCGACAACGGGTACGATTTCTATGGCTCGTACGCGACGGCCAACGAAGAATTCACGTGGTTCTACAGCGGGCAGGTTACGGGTGATTTTGCTTGGGTGGACAGCTACGTCAACCAAATCTGGATGAACTCGCAGTTCCAGCTTTCGTGGATGGTCTTGCTCGGTTCGGCTGGCCAGATCCCCTACAACGACGAGGGTTACGAACTCCTGCGCGCCGGCATCCTTTCCGATATCGAGACGGCGGTCAGTTATGGCGCGATCCGGTCGGGCGTGTCGCTAACCGAAGCGCAGCGCGCGCTTATCGTCGGTATCGTCGGTCGGGACGTGTCAGACGCCATCTACAACATCGGCTGGTTTCTTTCGATCCAAGATCCCGGCGCGGTAGTGCGCGCGGCGCGCGGCTCTCCGATCATCACGTTCATCTACACGGACGGCGGATCGGTCCAAAAAATCAACCTCTCCAGCCTGATGGTGCAGTAATATGGCGAATAACCGTACGATCACCTCGGCTAACGCAGTTCTGATGCTGTCGGTTGTCGGCCTTTACGACAGTCCCCGGCAGATACAGGGATGGGCGTCCGATAATTTCACCGACATGGGCGATATGACCCAATCGGAAACCAGTCGGGGGCTTGACGGTCGGCTGTCGGCGGGCTTTATTTTTGGCGATATCGTCCAGAACATCACGCTCATGGCGGACAGCGAAAGCAACGACTTTTTCGAGAACTGGGGCAACGCGGAACGTCAGCGGCGAGAACTGTACATCGCCAACGGCTCGATCTTGCTACGTGCGATCGACCGCCGTTACACGATGACGCGGGGCTTCCTGCGCGCGATGCCGCCGATGCCTACCGTTGGCCGGACATTGCAGGCACGGCGGTACTCGATTACGTGGGAAAAGGTCACGCCCGCGCCAGTCTGAGCCGGGGTGTAGAGGGAACACAATGGCTCGCAAAACCAGAATGTATGTCGTCCCGGTCAACCCAGACGGCAAAGACAACCGGGATGCCGGCAAGGCTTTCCGCATCACCGAAATGTCGGCTTATGACGCGGAAGTCTGGGCGCAGCGCGCGTTGCTGGCCATGGCGCAGTCGGGCGTCCCGATAGACGAAGAGGTCATTCGGGCCGGCCTGGGCGCGGTTACGGCGGTCGGCCTGCGTGCTCTGCTGACGATGGGCTTCGACGACGCCCGGCCGCTTCTCGACGAAATGATGACGTGCGTCGAGTTCGTTCCAGATCGGTCCAAAGCGGATATCTCCCGCCGGCCGGACGCTGACGATATCGAAGAACTCTCGACGCTCTTGGCGCTGCGTGCGGAAGTGGTCGAACTTCACACGGGTTTTTCTATTCCCGTCTTCCTGTCGAACTTGGGCAAGGCGGGATTGAAGACGACGGAGCCTATGCCGATTACGCCAACGTCCCCCGCATCGTCGGAAGCCTAGTCGGGCTGCGGCTGGCCACGTACCACGAACTGCAGTCGGTCTACTCGCTGCAGGACGCGTACGACATGATGGAAATTGCGCGCGTAGACGCGTACAACGAACGGGTGGCCCGTAAACTAGCCGAGAGTAGGGAAGATCAGTGAGCGACACGGTAGACGCTTTTGTCGTTTCGCTCGGTCTTGACCCGGCCAACTACAACCGGGAAATCCGCAACTACCGCGACGACCGCAAGCGGCTGGCCGAAGAGGACCAGAAATACAACCGGGAAAGTGGCGAAGGTCAAAAGCGGCAAGTCGAAGGGGTCCGCGCGCTTCGCAACGAAACGGCCGGTTTCATCCTTACGCTGGCCGGCGCGTCGAGCGTGTCGGGCTTCTTCAAGGAAATGGTCACGGGCGCGGCGGAAACCGGCCGGCTGGCGCAAAACCTCGGCATAGCGACTGAGCGTGTGGGTGTGTGGGAAGCGGCGGTTAAGCGGGCCGGCGGCTCGGCTGAAAACGCCCAGAGCGCGTTGCGGCTCATGTCTTCGTTATACCAGCAAAACCAACTCGGCATCCTAGATCCGGGTACGCAAGGCGATCTGGCCGGGCTGGGCGTCCGCAAGTTGTCGGCCAATCCCGAAGAAAACCTGATGGCGATCAGCCAAGCATCGACCCGCATGGATCGGCAGCAATTCATTACCCGCGCCTCCCGTCTGGGGCTCGACCAGGGCACCATCAACGTGCTGGCAGAAGGGCCGGAAAAGCTACGTGCTACGCTGGCCGAAATGGAAAAGCTAAACGTCACGACCCAACAGCAGGCCGACGACGCACGCCAGCTGGAAAAAGCTTATTTGAATTTGAGCGACACGCTCAAGACGGCTCTGCGCCCGGCCATTTTTGAAGCCGTCACGGAACTGACCGGTTTCACCGACAAGCTGCTGACGTTCGCCAATTTGCTCAAGGGTTGGGAGTTCCGTGACCCGTGGGAAATTATCAAAGAAACGTTCACCGGCATGGGACCGGACGGTAAGCCCGCCGCCGCGCCCGACATGAATATCCCGTGGTATATGCGGGTGTGGAACAAATTTACCAACCGCACCGATGGCCGGTCCGACCCATCATCGGCCGGAGATATTTTCTCGGGCGGCCCTACCACACCCAGCGGCATTGCCCGGGCGCGCGGCGCGCTCGTAACCGGTTCGGGCTCCCGTTCAGCGGCCAGTGTCGAACGGTACTTCACGTCCAAGGGTTACAGCCCCGCCCAGGCAAAGGGTATCGCGGCGGCGGTCGTGGCCGAAGGTGGCCTAACGCAGCGGACCGGCGGCGGCTATCGTGGTCGTGCGCTCGGCATCGGGCAGTTGCTGGGCGATCGCCGCGCCGCCTTCTTGCGCCAGTACGGCCCCAACTTTACGTTCCAAAACGAACTCGACTTCATGCATGCGGAATTACAGGGCGGTGACCCGGGTGGCGCGGCCGTACGCGGACAGCGGACGGAGCACGGCACCTTGAACGCTATGGTCCGCCAGTTCTACCGGCCAGCCGACGGCGCGCAGACGTCGGGGGATTTGCGGCGCGGTAGCCAATACCTGAACAGCCGGGGCGTCGCCGGCTCGTCGCGCGTGGTCGGCGGGGGCGGCCGGACCACCAACATGGGCAACCAGACAACCAGCATTGGTACGATCGTTATCAACACGAACGAAAAGAGCGCGGGTGGTATTGCCAAGGATATCCGGGGCGAGTTGTCTAAGCGTGGCATGACGAACCAATCGAACACGGGGCTGCAGCCATGAGCGTCAAATTCCCCAACGTCCCGAACCTACCGGGTGTGCCCGCCCTCGCCCGCCCTGACGCGCTCCTGGCGGCCATCCGTAGCGGCACGAGCAACGCGGCGGAAAGCGGTACGACCGCCCTAGGACAACTCGGGCTGTCGCAAATTAGCGGGGCGCTCGGGTCACTTACCAAAGGGCTGGCCAGCGCGGCAGATATCGTCGGGCCTGCCGAGCAAATCTTTTCCGCCAATTCGGACGTCGTAGTCGGCGTGCAAGGTGCGATCTCCAACGCGGAAAGCGCCATAGAGGCGATCGGTTCGGGCGATATCGGCGGGGCGATCACCGCCACGCAGCGGCTAGTCGAACGGGCCTCGTCGGCATTCCGTAACGTGCTGCGCGTAATCAGCCCGGGGTCGGTAGTGCCGACCGAAGCCGAACTGGACGTGTTGGAAGCGGACCTCACGAACCAATGGGGGCTCTACACACAAGCGGGCGTACTTGCCGCGCCGGCCGATAACGTCGTGGGCTTCGAGAACGTGCTGGACGCCCGGATCTCTGATTACCCGATCGAGAACGGCGGGTTTGCCTCGTACAACAAGGTCATCACGCCGTACGAAATACGCTGCATCATGACCAAGGGCGGCACGGTCGACGACCGGCAGGCATTCCTCAAGGCCGTTCAGGACGCATGGTCCGCCACGACGCTCTACAACTTCGTCACGCCCGAATGCGTTTATCTGGACGTCAACGTCGTAGGTGTACGGCAACAGCGGGCGGCCGACCGGGGCAACGGGCTGATGGCGCTGGACGTCACCTTGCGCAAAGT